TTGTAGATTTATTTGACTTTGCGATTACAACATTTAAAAATGCTGCTGGTAGAAAGCTTGATGCTCTTGAGTGTCATGATTTAGTTTGTAAGATAGGAGAAGTTGTAGTTGTAGGTGGTGTTCGTAGGTCAGCTTTAATATCACTTAGTAATATCCAAGACGATAGACTTCGTAATGCTAAGAGTGGACAATGGTGGTTAACTGACCCACAAAGAGCATTATCAAATAACTCTGCTTGTTATTCTCGTACACCAGACATGGCTTTGTATATGTCTGAGTGGAAATCTCTTTATGATAGTAAGTCTGGAGAGAGAGGAATCTTTAATAGACAAGCCGCTAAAGATAAAGCATCAGAGAATGGTCGTCGTGATATTGAACATGAATTTGGAACTAACCCTTGTTCAGAAATTATACTTAGACCTTATCAGTTTTGTAATTTAACTGAGGTAGTTGTTCGTGCTTCTGATACAGAGAAATCTTTAAGAGAGAAAGTTAGATTGGCAACAATACTTGGAACATTCCAATCAACTCTTACTGATTTTAAATATATTAGAAAGATATGGAAACAAAATACGGAAGATGAAAGATTATTAGGTGTATCATTGACTGGTATTATGGATTCAACTTTAACAAATAATCCACAAAAGAATTTTCTTTCTGGATTAAAACAAGTATCTATTGATACTAATAAGGAATTTGCTAAGAGACTAAAGATACCTCAGTCTACAGCCATTACTTGTGTAAAACCTAGTGGCACGGTAAGTCAGTTAGTTGATAGTGCTTCTGGAATTCATACAAGACATAGTCCTTATTATATTAGAACTGTCAGGTGTGATAAGAAAGACCCTCTTACACAATTAATGATGGACAAAGGAATACCTAATGAACCTGATATAACTAAACCAGATTCTGTTATAGTGTTTTCTTTTCCTACAGCTTCTCCAAAGAATTCTATTACTAGACATTCAATGGGAGCTATAGAGCAATTAAAAATGTGGAAAAAATATCAAGATGAGTGGTGTGAACACAAACCTTCTTGTACGGTAAGTGTAAAGGAAGAGGAGTGGATGTCTGTTGGAGCTTGGGTGTATGAGAACTTTGATAAAATATCTGGTATAAGTTTTCTTCCTTATACTGACCACGTTTACAAACAAGCACCTTATCAAGATGTAACAAAAGATGAATACCTTGAGTTAAAAAAGAAAATGCCACGTACCATAGATTTTTCTTTATTAAAAAATTATGAATCAGAAGACAACACAACAGGTTCTCAAGAACTTGCTTGTACTGGGGGAGTATGTGAATTAGTTGATGTGTCTGCTCCTCAAGAGGATTAATAATGAAAAGAAAAAAGAAAATTAATGAAGGAGTAGTTGCTAGTTATAGTATTCTAGTAAACACTAAAGGAGAATTAATATCAGAAGTATCGACTCTTCCAGAAGATAAGTCCGATATATTAAATGAAACTTTTAAAAGAAGTGAAGAAGAAAAACATTTTTATATTGGTTTAGTCAAAGAATTAAAAATAAAATTTCAAGAAGTTGAAAAGTGGATACAAAGATATATTAATTCTATTAATTAATAATGATTTATTTTTTGTACGGTACATTAAAGAAAGACCATAGACTACATTTTATTGTAGAACAGTCAGATTTTTTAGGGGAAGTTGAAACTGTAGATAACAGTTTTGATATTAAAGATTTTTCTTATGGTGCTTTTCCTATAGTATATAGAAAAGAAAAGGAAGGATTTAAAATTAAAGGAGAGGCTTATAGATTAAACAAAGATGCAGAGGAAACTGTACATCGTTTAGAAATTGGAGCTGGTTATGTTCCTTCTGAAATAAAAGTAGATTTAGATTTAACAGAAAAATGTGTTATCTTTCTTTATCCAAACGAACCAACAATGAATGTATCAAATGATTTTATATCTATAAAAAATAATATAAAAGAATGGACTAACTTATATTAGACTTCATCCAGATTTACATATCTATTTTCACAGAAAAAAGAGAATGTAGTTAACTCTTCCCCCTCTTTAAAACGATGTGATTCATAAACACCATCCACTAAATGAACCATATTCCAATGAACATAATTTAAACATTCTGTTTTTGTCTCAAAAGACTTTGTAAGATAGTCAGTGTATACTGGGTTTTGTGGGTCAGCATACACTAACATAGCTGTTATTAACCAAATCATTTTTTCTGATTGTTCTTAAATATATCCACGCCCTTGAGTCCGTATATACTACCCACGACGCCGACAAATAGCATCTGGTACCACATCGGGAGAGCTGCAAACTGTACAAAGAATATATCTATTTTTTCTTTAATCATTGGGTCGTCACTAAAGACACTCCATATTAAAAGTAAAATCGGGAGCGAAATTAAAATCAAAACGAACTCGTCTTTCCATCCATTGTCCTGTGATTTCCTGACAACTTGTTGATATTCAATCTCACCATTAGCCATCTTCTGTGCATGAACCATAGCTGCATCAGACTCAAGCATCTTACGCTTTTGTCTGTTCTTCATTATATGAGTACCAGCACCGACTGCTAGTTTTAGTACATCTAAAATCATTTAAACACCTACAATAAGAGCAATGATAATTACTACACCAACGGCAATAGCAATCTTCCATTTCTTTTCTAGGTCTATAAACCAATCTTTTATTTGTATTAGTTTTTCCATTTTTTTCTCCTTTTTTAAGGGGTGCTACGGTATTAGACACCTCCGATTTGTTAATCCTCGTGCATCCTAGAGCGTTTTTTTTTGTCTAGAATGCACTGAAATTTCCTCCTGCCCCAAACACGAGGTTATTTTATTTCGATTGTTTTACTCTTCTTTTCTTCAGGAAGATTAAGTTTCATCTTAACTAAAAGGATACCATCTTTAAATTCTGCATCCTTTACTTCAAGATGTTCTGCAAGAGTCCATCGTCTAGTGAAAGCTCTCTTGGCTATTCCTTTATGAAGGAAACTTTCTTCCTTATCTTTAGTCTCCTTAGAAGCTGAGACAGTTAAGACATCTTCTTTAACTTCAACATCGATATCATCTTTAGTGAATCCTGCTAAAGCCATTTCCAATTCATAACCATCAGTACCAATCTTACGAATGTTGTAAGGTGGGTAGCTCGGTGCTTCAAAGTTTGACATTGAAGACAGTTGGTCAAAGATAGAATCAAAGCCGACTGTTAAGTTTTTAAATGGGTCTGCATTAAATACCAGACCTCTTGTTGTAGGTATATTCATAATTAACTCCTTTCATTAAGCAAGTTATTGTTATTGTTTTTGTTGTCTTTAAGAAGCTATACCTTAAGCCTTCTTAAATCTTTTTGTGTCTAATAGACCACCCTTTTTAAATTGTCCAAAACTTTGAGTAAGCCCTGCACTAACTGAGTTAAGACTTCCAGTAACTCCAAAAGTAAATCCTTTTTCTGAATCTGCATATCCCAATCCTTGGTCATTTATTCCCCAACCATCATCAGTTTTACTAAATAAACTTTTATCTTCAGGAGGACTATACGTAGGACTATATGTACTTAGGTCATTATAACCATAAGTATCATTATCATTATTATTATTATTATTATTATTATTAGTACTACTACTGTCATCATCACCATGTGGATTTCCTGGAGAACTATATCCTCCATCATTGTTTCCACCGCTTTGACCTCCCATTCCAGAAGTATCTCCACCCATTCCATGATGTCCACCACCACCGTAATCAGGGAAAGCTGGTATTCCAGACTTAGTTTTTTCTCCACTACCTCCCATAGCTTTTAAAAGCTGTGCTTCTTCTGGTGTAATGTAAGCTAACATATGACCTTTTGGTGCTTCTTTATTTAATATCTTTGCCATCTTAACTAATTCTTTATTCTTTTTAGTATCGATATTTCCACCTTTTGAAACAGATATTGAACCAAAGTACTCAACTAAATCAAAGGCACTGGGTTTTATTTCACCCTTACCTTGTGTAGAATATTTACCTAGAGTATAAGCTCCTTCATTGGTTACTCCGTAAGCTTTCTTACCTGCTTTAAAGTACTCATTCATTCCCTTTCCTTTTCTTGTGGCATAATCTGATAATCTTGATTTAACCATATTATTTATTCCTTTGTTGTAATCTTTTTTTTAATTCTGTAACTTGACCACCCTTACTAAACCTAGTGGTAGCCTCTGTTCGTGCTGATGGAGAAGTAGCTTTTTCCCAATCAAAAGGCTCTTCATAAATAGCTCGTTTAAGTCCCATTCTATATAGTATAGCTCTAATAGTTGGAAGAGGTAATGTTTTATAAAAAGATTTTACCATCTCATCATAAGACTCTTCCCTTCCAAAAAAACGATACCGAATAGCTTCTTGAGCTGTTTTTATTATATTGGTAGCTATATTTGTTCCTGGGAAAAAATCTAATGTATTTCGAGAACCTGGTCCAACTGATTTATTAATAACTAGAGTAGGTAACCAACCAAGATTACCAGAAAGATTAAGTGCGTGGGAGTACCACTCATCTTGGTCAGATGTATTAGTTCTTACTTCCCCATACTTTGCAAATTCTCTTAGATTAGCTATAGCACCATATGCAACTAAAGCTGCAGTCATTTTAATTAATTGTGCCTGTTCTCCACTTTCTGCTTTTGCAATTAAAGCATTTGTTTGTGAGGACTTTGCTTGTGCCCAAGAACTAAACTGTCCTATAAGTCTTATCCAAGGACTTCTAGTTTGAGTAAATAATAATCTATTACCTACAGTTGGGATAATAGCATCTCTTTCTGCAGTTCTTAAACCTATTTTATTAAGTATACTTCTAGTTTCATTAGCAACTAAAGCATCATCTAAATTTTTAAAAGAACCTAGTCTAACTATATCATCAAAATTATTAATACCCAAATTACTTAAATGTTTTAAATCTTCAAAGAGTACTTTATCTATATTTTTTAAATCTTTTATAGAAGTTCCGCCACTTTCTTTTACTTTTAAAGCAACAGCTCTAGCACTTTTAAATCCATCAACTATTCCAACATTAAAAGCATAACGTCTAGATAAATTTGTTATTCCTTCTAATCCTACCCATTTAAAAAAAGATTGATTACTTCTACTAAGAGTATCAATATATTTTGTTGATGTTCCTAAAGTACTTTCTCCAACAATAGCTGAATCTTTTATAAGTTGTGTAGCAATTTTATCATCCATTAATCCTAAAGCTTCTGCTCCACCTTTTTCTTTAGATGTTAAAGCACTAGTTCTTTTTATACCTTGAATCCAAGAAAGAAAATGCCTACTATTTTGGAAAGGTTGTACTAAATCTCCAATGTTAGCTATTGTAACTTTATCCATCATAGTTAAGTTACCAAGAGTAGAAAGAGTAGCTACTATATTTCTTTGTGTTTGAGAACCTTTAGTACCATACCTATTAAATATTGCATTTGTAGCATCAACTATTGATTGTTTATCTAGTTGTAATTCTCTTGAAAGATTAGGACTAAGTTCATCTATACTTTTAACTCCACCTTGTTTTGTGTATTGTTCATTTAACCTTTTAAAATAACCAGATAATAGATTTGCTTCTGGCCCAAACTTTCTAGCAAACTCAACAGACCTAACACTTGTTCTAGCTAAGTCATGTAATACAACTCCTACGTCATTTACTAACCATTTTTCCATTACTTTTTCTACATCATCATAAGAACCTTGGAGTATTCTTTCTTTATTGATATGCTCACTAAGAGGTAATATTATTTTCTGAGTACCTACATCATCTGCTGAACTAATAATACTTTGTTCTAAATTTTTAGCTTGGGCTTTAAAATAATTATCAGCATATCTTTTTGCTTCACTAATTGTTTTTATAGGAGAGGTAACAACTATAGGTGTACCATCAGATTTTGTTCCTACTCTTATTGGATTTTTTTTACTTGCATTTCTTGTCATATTTATAAAGACCTGAGACATGTCTTTCATAAAAGCTTTTTTACTTTCAGGACTTGAATTAACTATATTAAAATCAATTTTTCTAGGAAAATAATTTGCAATGACTTCTGCTTCTTTAATACCTACTTGATTATAGTAAAATTTAAAACTACCTAGAAAATCTTTTATTCTTACAGCTAACTCTTGAGCCTCAGTTGAAAATTTTCCCTTTGCTCCTCGAACAATCTTAAGAGCTTCATCTTGTGTTTTCAAACTAGTATCTCTAAGAACACCTTCTTCTTTATTAAAGATAGCTGAAGTCCATTTTTGCATAGCCAAAGCTGATGAAGTTTCAACATTATTAGAATAGCCTGTAAGTCTAGCTCCTTGTCCTTCTATGACTTGACCCCGCATATTAAGTCGTACACTTGTATCAAATTTAGGGAACATCATTGTAGAAAATTCATCTACAATACCACCTCTAGCAGATAATCTTGTTGATGTACTAGTAGATAAACCTATGTTTATTTTTCTTAAAAGATTTTGTATGTAGTTACCACTCAAAAGTTTAGCAAACCCTTGTTGTTCTTTTAAAGGAATGCCTTTAAGAGCACCAGCTCTTAAGCTTCTACTCATAAAACCAAGAACCAATCCTCCACGCAAGTAGCTATAAAATTCTTCTTCAGTCTCTCCATAAAGAGTACCTACTCCAGCACCCATACCCGCACCTATAAAAGGTCTAGTAAAGTTATATGCAAGTGCTCTACCTAGTTGAGATTTTAAACCTCCAATAGCATGAACTTGTTTAACTACTTCTAGATTATATCTACTTTCAGCTTTAGCTTGGTTTTCAATAGCCTTATGTGCTTGACGACCATACTCTATTTTTAATTTATCTAAGTCTTTTATATTACCCTTTAAGTCTTTTACTTTAGTACCACTTAAAAGTTTTTTTTCTGCTGCATTTAATGTAGCATATATTTTTTTATATTGTTTAGGAGTAATTTTTCCTTTAAACTTATCAATTAATTTTATAATATTTTCTCTAGGTAAAACATACTTTATATAATTATTATCTTGAGCTGTTAATTCTCTAAATAATTTTTGTACTGATGGAATATTACTTATCTTTTTTATATCTGCTAATTGTTTAGCACTAAGATTTAAACTTTTTATTTGATTTTCTGCTAGTAATTTTTTTACACCTTCTTGAGTAATCTTATCTTTACTAAATAAATTAGGGGCAACTTTACCTGCTACTTTAGAAATACCAGCAGTTACTCCAAGAGCAATAGGAGATAGTATTGCACCTGCTCCTCCTGCAAGTAATGCTTCATCTTTTGTAAGCATTCTTCCTTCTTTAGCTCCGACATGAATTGAAGAAGCTCCTACTCCTACTCCTGCTCCTAAAGCTGCAGTAGCTCCACCAGCTGCTGTATATTTTTTCCATCCTTTGTAAGCTCGTCCTGCTTGTGCGGCTCTTGCCCAAGGCATAAGTAAATATACTGGGTCACTTACCATAACTAAACCACGACCACCCCATACATAAGCATTGTTATCATACTCCCCACTTTTAGCCCAAGGAAACTTTTCATAAATTGCTTCCATTCTTTCTTTTTCTATTTGTTTAGCAGTTTTAGAAGTAAAAGCAGCTTCTCCTAGCCTTAACATATCCCCAATTAAATAAGTTTCTAGAGAAGCTCCGTATTGAGCTAATTGAGCATTAGTAGGTTTATCTATATTTGGTTGGATAATTTTAGAATCTTCATCCTGTAAATATAAAGGAAGAGTAT